TTGTTTCTTGGAGGGCCTTATAATAAGAAAGCTCCTTCTGTAGAATATTGCCATTTTTAAAAAATTTATTTAGAAGGGAAAGGGCAGAACTCTTTTTATTGCCATCCCCCGCAATTATGGTTTTGGTTAGTTCCCTTATCAAAGTTTCATATAAAAATGCAGTATTTCGCTTTTTATTGTGTTTCAGCTTTGCCGTCATCTTTTTTCTCCATGGACTCTAACTCAGTAATTAGTTTCTTAACATTGTATGACACTTGAAATATTTTTTCTTCCTCGTCTTTTTTATAATCTTCTCGTAAACTCTCCGACAACCCAACCCTTCCTAGGTTGGCCAAAGAAAGTATATCAGAATATCCTGGCAAGATCGTTCGTCGAGCGCCAGAGGCCATATGGCCGCCTCCCTGAGCCAGATTGCTGCGTTTGCGCGCGCCCATTGGTCTTCTATCGCCGCCGGCAAGTGGCTTATACCATTTTCCCTTTGCTCGGCTAGTCAAATAAGACCCATCATCTCTTTTTGCCACCGGCTCTTCGGGCGGGAGGGGAGGAGATTCCTCTGGGGCTGCCAAAAGAACATCTTCTTCCTCTTCTTCGGAGGCTGCCTCTTCTGGTGGTATTTCTTCAGGGGGAGGAGGGGGCATGCCTGCTTCGTCGCCCATGGGCATTCCTCCGGCCGGACCCGCGCCGGCTTCTGCGCCCATCATCGCCTCTCCAACGACGGCTTCAAGAGATGCTTCCATTTTCTTATCATAAAACATCTCTCTTTGATTTCTCAAGAATTCTTCTTCCGACATATTGAAAAGCTTTTCTGAAACCCATCTTCTACTAAAGAATCCCTCAACTGCTGCAGACGCAACATCAAACTTGGTTCTCCAATGTTCCAATTCCTGCAATTCTGCAATTTTTGAGGGGTTGTTGAGCGTCAACTTAAAAGCTAGCAAATCTTCACCTCTAAAGCCCAGAGTATATAAATGAATGATCCCGACCTTTTCAAGCTCCGAAAGCACCGAACGCTGAAGTCTCTGGATTGTTCTAGCAAACCGTACATCTTTTTGTGCCAAAGTTGTTTTGTCTTCTTCTGCCCCCTCTGCTCTAGAAAGGTAGGATGCGGGTACTTTAAGCGCGGAGAATAATTTATCTCTCAAATATCTCACGTCGTCAATGTCGCCAGTATACGACCCGCCCGGTAAGGTCTCAATTCTTGTGGCAGTGTCTCCTCGAACAGGCAAAAAGTAATCTTCATCAACGCTCATTGGATTATATCTCAAGTCTACTCGACCTGTATCTGCATCTACAATTTGGTTTCGCTTCATCTGCTCCATGACCTTGAGCATATGCTGCTCAATATCCTGTGGGGCGATGTTGCCGACATCAATATAGAAAACGCGGCGTTCGGGAGATCTAACAATTCTATAAGCCATCATTGCATCTTCTAGAACCTAGCCGCTTCCAACACTGACGAGCCGTAAGGAGCGTGTTTGTCGTTTCCAAGAATTCTAAAATGAGCAACTTGCCAATTTTCAAAAGTTAGGCCACCCGCATTCCACTGATATTGGACATAATTAGGATTTGTTTTGTCTTCGCCCTCAAGTCTTTCAACTTCTGCTGCGGGGAGTCCAATGACATTCTTAATGCCAATTTTCTCATCAATTTCCAAATAAAGGAAATAATCCCCGAACTTGCACATTGTTCTACACCATCCAAATAAGTTAAATTCAATATTCAGAATGTTGTGGTAAAGATTATCCAAAGTTCCTTTAATCTCGTCGTTTTTGCAGTCAATTTTGAGCATTTTTTGAAGATTGGAGAAGGTTGTCATTTCATCTGCATAAATATCCAAAGCAGAGGCAATTTCTGGCATGTATTCCATCTGTTCAAAATCAACATATCTCTCGGCTCGGCCCTGGTTGGCCATCATATTTGCTAAAACATTGGAAAACGGATTATATTCCGACTTCTTGAAAGTGGCTCCGGAAGCTGACTGAAATTTTAAATTATCAATATATCTTCTTCGTAGTCTTCGGGGAAGTTGGTGTCTATAGTTAACCACCGGGCCTGAGAATAGTCTTGTTAATCGTTTAAAAAGAGGACTAGCCGCATTTCTTGGATTTCTTGTTTTCTCTACCATAATCTATTATCCTTTTAGCAGCCAAAGATACTCTTCGATTTCATTTTTGGATTTGTGCATATCATAATCTCGGTTATATCCTTTCATTCCAGGAATTTTTACATCCATCTTTGTTGATGATTTTATTATAGCGCCTAAAAACGCTTTTTTATACTCTAAATTTCTTTGATTTTCAACCAAAGCGGTATCCCTCACCCAACAAGCTATAGCCAATGATATAATCAAATCATCATTATAGCCCCTCATTGCCTCTGGTCGGCCGTTATTCCAAATAAACGTTTTCATTTCGCCCAAAAGTCTAGATGAGTGTACTATAATTAGCTTATTTCTTACGAATTCTTCCAATTTAGCAACAATTAGGGGCCTTGTTTTCATTGAAGTGGTAAATCCCGGTAATGCATTGGATTTTGACTCCGCCACCAGAGAGTCAACATATTCGTGGGTGGATTTAATTGAGTGATAAACATTTGGATATCCCATTTCAATTAGCTTTTGTAAAACTGCATATCCAATATTATTGTTTTCGGCAACTATCATGCAATTGCCATATTCCTTTCCGGCTCCGAATAAAATAGTAGAATATATGTCTAAATCTGGCTTACCCTGATATTCTGCTACGATTTCCATTTCCTTTACATCAATTATATGAAATGCTGAAAAATCCTTTCCGTCGCCGCGAGCTACATCAGCAACAAGAATATAAGACCGCTCCGGATCATGTTCTTTCCAAATCCAAAAATTTCTATCAAATCCTGTTTTATACTTTGGCTCGCAAATAAGATTTTTTTCAATGTATTCAATATCTTCGGGATATATTACTGTTTCCCCAGAGGTATTGAAGTTGCACTTAAGCTCCTGAGCTATCTGTCTTTTCGACATGTTTTTTGTCTCATTCTCAAACCAGTCCATATCTCGATCAGGGTGCAGATCCCATAGAAGAATTGTTGGAAAAAAATCATTCTTTCCTGCTTCCGACTCAGTATATGTTCTATGAAACCAGTTTCCCACACCATTTGGCGTGGATAGTGCAATACAACGGCCTCCCGTCGATAGTGTAGGATACAGACCCGTCCAAAGTTCATCAAGACCCTCAACGTGCGCCGCCTCGTCAATAACAAGAAGCGACAACGCCTCTGAACGACCCGCGTCTGGACTGGTCGATGACGCCTTTATCTGAGAACCATTATTTAACTCGAAAGAAGTCCGGTTATCAACGTCAATGGTAGAAATCTGTAGCCACTCTGGTAAATTTCTCATTATGGCTTTGACTTTCTTGACCAAGTTGGCCGCGGTACTAAACTTTGTTGCCATAACAAGAATGTTTTTGTCGCGGTGAAAAAGCATCATCCAGACAACATACGCTGCTGTAATTGTTGAAATGCCAAGCTGACGGGCTTTTAAGATCACATTAAATCTGTGATCATTGAAATCGTTAATTAGCTGCTGCTGATAATCATATGTTTTAAAAGGGATTAGTCCTTCTAGTGGGTGAGAAATTCTGGCGTAATCGTTAATAAAATAAACGGGATCTTTGCCGCATTTTAGTATTTCTTTGACGATTTCTTTTTTAGTAAGTTGATAAGACATTTTAAAATGTTTTTATTTTTCACGGCGAACAACATTTGTTGGCTTCTTGGCGCCGGGGTATGTCTCCTTTCCAATGCTTAACCATTTTTTGATAGAATCGTCCAAACGATCTTTGCTTGGCTCGCCAACAGGTTCGATATCCTTTAGATTTCCGATTTCATAAACTTGAGTTGCTTGGGCCCAAGCGTGAATTTGGCTCGCTTTTTGTACTAGAATATCGACTTCGCCTACCCTTTTCAAAGTTAGAGCGTTTCCTGTAACCTTTTTATATTCCTTTTTCAAAAATTTGGCAACATCAGCGATGGTACTCTCAATTTCTGATTCAAATTTATTGGCGTTATGAACATCTTTTACTCTAGTCTCGGTCTGATATGTCAATATCAATAAGTTACCAGAAAACTTTACTTTAAACCCGTCTATAATTCGACTATCCAAAATGGGATGGCCCTCTTCCCTCTTTAAGCCAATTTTTATAAGTTCGCCATTATCGTCAATTGCGCCGTCATGACTGTTGGCAGCCGCCTGAGCCAG